GATGACAGCTACTGAAACAGTTTATTGTATTAATCCTTACCTCACACGCAGACGTAAGACGCTCTCCAAAGAGTTAGTAGCTCTATTCAACAAGTTCGGTAAACAAGCTAAAAGACCTAAAAAAGCAAAGAAGTAATATGACTAAGAAAGTAATCACCTCCCCACAGGAAGCTCTCTTGAGAGGAGCAAAAGTACTGGAACAAGCAGTAGCATCTACACTCGGTCCTAAAGGCCGTACAGTTATTATCGAAGACCATCAAGGTAAAGCCCTCGTTACTAAGGATGGAGTGACAGTGGCACACAACATTACCTTAGAAGATCCTGTCGAGAACTTCGGTGCTATGCTGATTAAGCAAGCAGCTCAGATGACAGCCCGTAAAGCTGGTGACGGAACAACTACATCTACCATTATCGCTACAGCCTTAGCTACAGCTGCTTACGAAGAAGTTGCAGCAGGTAGACATGCTATCGACATTAAGCGCGAGATTGATACAGAGGTAGACCGTCTTATCACTCACCTTAATAGTATATCGACTTCTGTTACCCTGGAAGATATTCTTCCTATCGCGACTATCTCTGCTAACAACGACTCTGAAATCGGAGAACTTATCCACAAGGCTTACGAGTACGTGTCCTTACAAGGTTTGATAGCACTAGAAGAATCTAAGACTGGCAAGTCTCACATCACTCTTAACGAAGGTTACAAGTTCGATCGTGGCTTTGTGTCCCCATTCATGGTAACTGATAAGCGTAAGCAAGAAGCAATCTTTGAAGACCCTCTTATCTTTATTGCAGAGAAGAAACTTCGTACTCCTGAAGACGTGGAAACTGCTATGAGAGTAGCTCTTCAACGCAACCAGCCTCTGCTTATCATCGCAGACGAGATTGAGATTCAGGCTTTACAGATGATTCTGGCCAACGTATTAAGAGGAACAGTTAAGGTGTGCGCAGTTAAGTCTCCTTCTTATGGTCTTAACCGTAGCGAAGTACTTCGTGACATTGCAGCCCTTACTTCTTCCACAGTCCTTTCTGATAAGGAAGGTATGGACACCAACGTTATGCTAGCTGATTATCTTGGTACTGCTAAGAAGGTTATTATTACTGCTGATTCCACTACCATTATAGATGGTAAGTCTTCTCCTGAAGTTAAGACTCGTATAGAGATGATTGAGAACCAACTCTTGAAGGAATCCGTAGATGACTACACTACTACCCAACTGACTGGACGTCTAGCTGGTTTGACTGCTAAAGTTGCTGTCCTACACGTAGGTGCTGCCACTGAGTCAGAACTTGCTGAACGTAAGGCTCGTGTTGATGATGCTCTCCGCGCTACCCGCTCTGCTATTGTTAAAGGTTACGTATTAGGTGCGGGCAGAACTCTGTTTGATCTTGCTGCCATGAGCAAAAGCCCCGTACTGAAAACAGCTCTTATCCGTCCAATAGAGCGTCTAGCTGTGTCTGTCAATTTTGATTTCGATTCCCTTGTGTTGGAGATGACTAACGCACTTCCAGCTGAAGGCGGACTAAAATCATATCCTTACGGTCTAAATGCTAAGACTGGTAAGATTGAGAACCTAGCAGAGGCTAAGATCTTCGACCCTACTCTAGTTCTAGAACAAGCTATCATCAATGCTGCTTCTGCTGCTTCCATGATACTTCTATCATCTACTGTTGTACACAACGTAGACAGAACTCCCCCCTATAATCCTGGTTCATTAGATGATTTATCCGCCTAATCCAAGAGAATTTATTATTGAGGTGCCAAGCCTACATCCACTGTCGGTCGATTACCTCACTTTCTGGAGAGAGCAAAAACGCCGTTGTATTGAAGGACATTGGGTGGGTGGCTACTATATGCCGCCTGCCCTTTACTTTTATGTAAACTTCGGTACTATTAAGAAAAATGAAAAAGGTAGTAAGGTTAAATCCCTTGCTCGTCCTAACTTACGGGATTTGGAATGGTTATTCTTCCGTCACTATACAGAAGCTAAAGGCTTCTCAGGCTTTGAGGATGACCCTAACATATCTTGTTTCCGAGGACTGGTTGATCCTCTTTACCCAGAGTTTCTCTATCCCCCACACGTATATAGAAAAGATGGAACACTAAAGGACTATGAATCAGCCAGGACATACCTAGAGAGATTTCATCCACGCCATTATCAACTTCCTGTTTACGATAACGAGTGTAAGAATGTGATGATGTTAGGTTCTCGTAATATCGGTAAGTCATACATGGTAGGCGCAGGGTTGATTCCACACGAGTTCCTATTTAATGGAGCTACCAGGTACAACGAGGAGACCATACTTAAGCCACAAGTAGTAGAACTACTAGTAGGTTCGGCAGACTCCTCTAAGTCGAGAGACATTCTTAACAAGACCCAAGACTGCTTCGATTTCTTACCCGGTAAGATGGAAGCTGGTGGTAGACTTTATCCAGCGCCATTCGCCAAACGCACATCAGGTTCTTGGGCTGTCAACTCAGAAGTTGTAGCTGCTTACAAGAAGAAGCTAGATGGTGGATGGGATAAGTCAGGTACGAAGTCTAAGATAATGCACAAGTCTTTTAACGCTAATCCTTTCGCTGCACAAGGCACTCGTCCTACACTATTAGTAGTAGAAGAATGTGGCCTGGTTGCAGAGCTTAAAGAGATATACCAGCACACGCGTGATAACCTCCGTAATGATTCTATGCAGAAGACGGGCATTCTTATGATGCTTGGAACATCTGGTGACATGGAGAAAGGATCACTTCCTGCCTCTGAAATGTTCTACCAGACAGAGCAGTATGACATTCTAGCGATGGAAGACATCTACGAATTCCGTGGTAATATCGGTTTCTTCATACCGGGTTACCTGGCTATCGGGGAACTTAAAGACGCTAACGGCATATCTCTAATAGATCTAGCTACTAAGAAGATCGAAGCTGAGCGTGAGAAATACAAGGGCACAGACGCACTTACACGTATTATCCAGTACCACCCTCTCGTTCCTTCTGAGATGTTTCTTACAAAGTCTGCCACGATATTTCCTACTCCAGAGCTGCGTAATAGAATGACGTACGTACAGAATCATAAGATATACGAACTAGCTGAGAAGAAGGTAGATCTTTACTTTGATCCTAACTCTATATATAATGGTGTAACAGCGCACGTCAACCCGTCCTTAAAGGCTATATCTAAGTTTCCCTATAACGATGACGACAGAGAAGGCTGTGTCGTTCTGTATGAGTATCCACACCTAATAGATGATCGAGTTCCGGAAGGAGCTTACATTATCGGATGTGACCCGTATAAAGATGACTCACAGACAGGTACTTCCCTAGCCTCTATCTACGTAATGAAGACTAATAAGTACTTCTCTACGGTGGGACATAACGAGATAGTAGCCTCCTATATAGGACGTCCTTATCTAGGTAAGAACCAAGTGAACGAAACCTTACACAAACTTTCGATGTTTTACGGTAATGCTAAGATATACTTCGAGAACAACGTAGGTAACGTCAAAGACTACTTCGAGAAAGTAAGAAGATTAGACCTACTTGCTACTCAACCAGTAACAGTTTTCAATAAGAAAGCCACACATTTATCCTCCCCTTCACTTGTCTACGGATACCCTATGTCGAACGATAAGATTAAGTGGGAGGCTTTGCAGTATCTACGTACTTGGCTACTCGAAGTTCGAGAGTCATCTGACGGCAAGACGCTGCGTAACCTAGATATGATATGTGATCTAGGATTACTACAAGAATTGATTTCCTTTAATCTAGACGGTAACTTTGACAGAGTGATGTCACTACTAGGATGTATTATAGGTCTAGAAGAGACTACGAATATATCCAAACGAAGGGAGAGGCACGACCAATCTATGACCCCCTTACGCGAACAATTCAAGAAATTATTTATAAATAACTCCACAATATTCCATGCAGGATCTACCCAAACAGCGACTATCTTTCAAAAAGAAGTCGGAGGATGATTTTCAGTGGGCCAAAGACACAATAGACTCCCTTCTATCAAACACCTTATTCTCTCACGACCCAGCAGACGTATCCAATACTGACTACGAACGTATGATGTCTAACTATCAGTTATACAACAACGTAATCAATCAGAAAGACTTTGCTCGTGACTGTAACCCACTAGGTATAGATGTAGGTCAGGTTCAGGACATAATTCGCCCCTACAATAAAACTTACAACAAAATTCAGGTATTACTCGGTGATGAGCTACTTCGCCCATTCAACTACAAGGTAGTGCTAGCTAACTCAGAAGGTGTCCAGTCTAAGATGGCGCACCGGGATTCCCTTCTTCGCTCTTATATCTATTCCGAGATACAGAATACGATTTCCTCTATCTCTCCCATGTACGAACCAGAGTTACTAGAGGAAGGTACTAAACACATAATGCCCCCAGAAGAGATAGAACGTTACATGTCCACTAAGTACATGGATGCCAGAGAGATTTTAGCCAATAAGATTCTCAACTATCTTACTAAGAAACTTTCACTTAAAGAGCTTAAGAACGAGGGATTCAAACATGCCCTCATCTCCTCTATAGAGGCAGTATACATCTCTATGGAGAATAATGAACCAAGGGTAGAGATACTTAATCCTCTTAATCTATTCTTCCACAAATCCCCAGAGACCAAGTACATACAAGATTCTATGTATGCTGGTTACCGCTCTTACATGACTACAGGTGAGGTTCTAGATCTATATTCGCCCTACCTTAATCAGGAACAAATACGTCAGATAGAAGAAGAGAAAGGTGGATCTACACTTCGTACTGTCCTTCCTAAGAACAACGCCACATACGGTCACCGTCCTTATGAGACTAATGGCGTATTCGGTTCAGGCGCTAATTCTCCTTATCACGTAGTAGAGCATGTTGAATGGGTATCACAGAAGAAAGTAGGATTTCTTACTTACACTACTGAGGATGGGCCACAGGAAACAATCGTCTCCGAGGACTTCATTGTACCTAAAGATGTGACTATAACTACTGTTATAAAGGACTATGGTAAGAAGTGCAAGTACTATACTTGGCAATATCCTACTACCTCGTATTCCTTATAATGGAGTTGGATACCAGAAGTATGGCAAGGTGTTCGTATTAATCACGACATCTACTGTCAGATAGGTATGGTGCCACACCAGTTCAGATCTATGGATAATCCTTTCGAGGTTAAACTGTCTTATCATGGTGTAGTGTACAATGCTACCAACGCAGCTCCTACCTCTTTAATGGATAGGATGAAGCCGTTTCAATATCTCTATCTTATCGTAATGCACCGCCTTAAGAAGTTGATTGCTCAAGATAAGGGTAAGGTATACAACTTGGACGTATCCATGATAGACCCTGATCTAGGTTTAGAGAAGACTTTATATTACATCAACGATCTTAACCTGAATATCTACAACTCTTTACAGAATGCAGATATGCCAGGACAGGCTCAGAGATCTTCGGTACAGTCTTCTACAGATATGGCTAATACGGCTCACATCATGAATTACGTGAACTTGTTAGGTGCTATTGACCAGCAAATCTCTGACGTAGCTGGTGTTACCAGACAGCGTGAGGGACAGATAGGACAGAATGAGGCCGTAACTAATGCCCAATCTAATATACAAACATCTGCTGTAATTACGGAGATTTACTTCTTCCAGCACAATGTTTTGTGGCAGGACATTCTAGCTACACTTCTTAACGTAACGCAAGCAGCTTGGAAAGAGAAATCCATCACTAAGCAGTTCGTACTGGACGATATGTCGCTAGCCACGCTTCAGATCTCTCCAGCAGATTTAGACAACGCACAGTTCTCTATATTCGTTACAGACTCTCCTAAAGAGCTTAAGCTGTTCGACAACTTACAAATTCTGTCAGACCGAGCACTACAAGCTAACAAGATTAAATTCTCTGATTTGGTATCCATTTACTCCTCTACTTCTACTGCTGAAGTTAAAGGCTTGCTACAAGCTTCTGAAGAGTCTACATCCAAAGAACAGCAGGCTCAAATGCAGGCTGAAATGGAACATCAACAAGCACTTCAACAGGCTCAACAGGCTTACGAAGCCCAGGAAAAAGAGAAAGATCGTCTACACGAAATTACTATCGCTGAGATCGAAACTTTCAAATTTGTTAAGGATCAGGACATCAATTCAAATCAGGTCCCGGATGCTTTCGAGGTAGAAAAGTTCAGAGTTCAAGCAGCACAAAAAGACCGAGAATTGGACATAAAAGAGGCCATTTCTAAAAAGAGGGCTACTAGTGAAAATTCTTAGTTGCATTTTTTTAGCCTTTAAAAAAACAATATAATTTACCTTTATGGAAGATTTTGGATTTGAAGATTTGTTATCAGACACCGCATTTAATACGGCTCCCGTTGTACCTGAACTGGTTAGCGAGACCACTACTTTAGTCGAAGACGAGGAGATAACAGACGTTGTAGAAACTGCTACAGAACCTGAGCCAATCAAAATTGAAGAGAGTGAAGAAGATGACAGAATTACGTCAACTTACGAGTTCTTAAAAGAAGCTGAATTCCTAGACTTACCGGAAGATTTTCAATTCGACGGTACAGCCGAGAAGTTTCAAGAGGCTCTCGAACTATCTAAAAAAGTGGTATACGAAAAGACTGCTGATGCTTTCTTTGATGCTTTACCAGATCAATTCAAACCTCTACTGACATACGCCCTTAAAGGGGGTAACTCAGTAGATGAATATGTTAAACTGTATTCTACCCAAGCTTTTGAGCACCTCGACCCTAATAGTGAGGCTGACCAAAAAGCTATCCTGTTCCAACACTACAAGACTACATCTAACTACGATGACGCTAAAATACAGCGCATAATTGCCCGCCTCAACGAGGATGATTTACCCGAAGCAGCCACTGAAGCCTATAACGAGCTTCTTGAGATGAAGACTGAACGGCAAGCGCAATTGATAGCTGATGCTGAAAGAGCGAAGGAACAGCAGATTGAAGAAAGTAAACGACGTGTCGAAGAGCTTACTAAAGCTATCGAGACTACTACCTTACTAGATGATACACGAAGAAATAAAGTAAAAGGTTTCTTCCATAATCGTTTACGTATAGGAGATGTCGAGACTACTGAATTCAATTACACCGTGGAAAGGATCTTCAACAATCCTGAACACTTAGCCCAACTAGCTGATCTACTGACAGACTATGACCCTAAGAAAGGCATATCTACTAAGAGAATAGAGCAGAAGGGGGCTACGAAAGAAACAACTAAATTTAAGACACTACTAACTGAAAAACTTACTTCCAAGCCCAAAGCGTCACACACTGGAGCGACCAGTAACGAACCACCGAATTTCTTGGAGAAATTTAACGAGCTATAAAACATGCCCGCACAATCTTCTTTAATTATTAAGAAGTACGACGGCTTTGGTGGCAACTTCGTTGACTCTCAATATCTGGGAGCTGCTTACGAAACCGGCAAACCACACGTATTTCAAAACACCCTGGCTAAGATCTATTCTTCTAAGTCAGACTTCTTTAACATCAAGCCACTGACTTCCATGATCGGCACCAAGAACGTAATGGAAATCGACACAGAGATCTATCGTTGGAAACTGCAAGGCGCAGAAGAGCGTACAGCTCGCATCGTAGAACTGCTTGATGATGCTAACACTACCTCAGGTTTGAACAACACTACATTCCGCATCAAGTTGGATGTAGACTACTACTCTAAGCCTGACGTCCTTCTTCCAGAAGACAACAACATTCCGCTTGCTATCGTTGATGGCCCTATTCAAGACGGTACTGGTTACATTTACATCGTTAAATGCCAGACTGATTCCCCTACCGTATATCTTCCACAATCTTACATGCAGCCAGGTTCCCGCTTTACTAAAGGCTGGACGAGCGTAGCTAGTGAGCTGAACGGCGACTTCGGTGGTCAACAGGCTCCTAACTCCTTCATGCTGGAAAGCCAAGTATCTTTCTTCGCTCAGAAGATTACAGTTACTGACCGCGCTATGCGCGAGCAAGGCCGTTTAGGTGTAGATTTCCTGGTTACTGATGCTATGGGCCGTGAGTCTAAAGTATCTAAGTTCCTTCCTTTCTACGAAGCCCGTATGTGGGATACTTTCTACAAATCTATGGAAGTTCAAATGTTGTTGGGTAAAAAATCCAACTCTCCTGACCTTTCTGGCTACATGATCAAAACTGGTCCAGGTCTGCGTGAGCAGGTTAAAGACGGTTGGACTGAAGCGTACTCTACTCCACTGACTGTAGCACGTCTGCGTGACTACCTGATGTCGATCTTCTTTGCTCGTAATGATGTACAGAATCGCCGTATCCGTGTAGTAACTGGTACTCTTGGTGCTATGATGTTCCACGAAGCTATCTCTGCTGTCGCCTCTGGCTTCTTGACAGTTGATACTAACTGGATTCAATCTGCTCCTTCAGTAGGTTCTACTCCAGGTCTGGCATTCGGTGCACAGTACGTACGCTACAATGCTCCACAAGGTATCGTTGTTGAACTTACTGTTAACCCTTTCTATGACTCCGTAGAATTCTGCAATCGCTACCACCCACAATACCCAGCATACCCGATTGATTCGGCTCGTATGACGTTCCTCGACTTTGCTATGCAAGGTGGTGAATCTAATATCTCTATGCTGCGTGTTAAAGATACATTTACTCACGGTATCGTTCGTGGCCTCGTAGGACCTAATGGTGTTGCTAAAGGTAATGAGATCTCTGGCTTAGTTAACTCTTACACTGTAGGTGTTCAAGGTTCCATGGGCTTATTCATCCGCGACGTAACGTTAACTGGCGAACTGATTTTCGATTACGACTACTAGATGTATACTGAACTACTCAAAGCAGCTATAGAAATGATTCTTCAACTCTTTAAATTCCGCGCTAAGCAGGATGTTGAAAGAGACACTATGAAGGTTCAGCTTGAGCGAGTAGTTAAGCTATACGATGCGATGAGCAGTCTTTTATCTATGAAAGATATACAGCGCGTCTTGGTATTAAAAATCGAAAACTCCGGCGGCCTAATAGATCCCAAAGTACAATTGTACGTATCAGTTTTACACGAAGACTACACCTTTCCTGTAGTTTCTGTGAAAACCAAGTATAGTAAACTGCCTATAGATCAAGTGTACGTACGTATGCTGCACACACTTATTCAGCATAACAGCGTTCATTATATCATACCAGAAATGGAAGAGGGCCTTCTTAAGACTATTTACTCATCTTCTGGTATTAAAGCAGCCGATGTCTATTACTTAGGATCAGATCCAAAAGCTGTATATATTATGTCTGTATCTTCTACATCAAGTACAGAAGTGTTTAAAACTGACGAATACAAGCTTAATGCTACAATTGCTGTAGAACAAATTAAAAAATCACTATGGAACAAAGGTACAAGTTAGCTACTCCAGTTTTGCTTGGCACCTTATTAGGTATACTTCTTAATAAGAAGAAGGATGCGCTCACTATTTCGATAGAGGTGGTATCCGGTGTAGCCACAGCATTCTACTTAGCTCCCTACATAGTAGAGTACTTTAACTTTCCAGAAACTATCACGGCTTTCGGAATAGGAACAGCCTCTTCTAAAATATGCCTAGCCATATATAATTATTTCGGGAAGAAAGACCCAATTCAAACAATCATAGAAAATGCTTCCGTAAGCGTTAGCTCGGAAGGTCTTGACCAAAACAAGTAAAAATGTCTAAATTAGTTTTTGTTTACTCAATCCACTTGCAGGAATCTGCCACTGGGTTATCAAATTTCGTATCTCCTTCATCAGGAATAAAACTAAAGAAGAGGAAAATGGGCAGATGTACAGATGTTATATCTGCCCTATACTCTCCTAAGGTAGGAGGATTAGGTAATTACATCTCCTACACACCTTACGTAGATCCTAAAACAGGAATTACGAAAGTCAACGAGAATGGTGAACCTGTAATGATGCAGGAAATGCTTGAGAAGAAATGGAACAAAGCTCCAGGATTCTTCGCTAATACACCATTTGTCGCTGGCACAAAACCACTAGAAGAAAATCTCTCTTACTTCCAACGCAAAAGCTGGATTCTTCAGGATGGATGTACAGTGTTCGATCTTAATAATATGGATGATGAAATGGGGTACTACGTACTTCTTGCTTCCCCATATGTAGCGAACTCTGAAACAGAATGGCGGCAACATAAGTGGCCACGGGCTACACACTATATCGCACTGGAGAACGAATCTGATGGACTTAAGTACCAGAAGACAGCAGTCAAAGTTTCAGCTATGTCAGCTCTAGGTTCTTCCGAACTCACAGAAGTACATAAGCGTAAGCTTATCGCGCTACTCGGTCTATCTTCTGTAGGAGCATCGTCTAAGATGACTACTGAGCAGATCTTCAATACACTGTTTACGTTTATTGAATCGTCCTCCTATACTGCAGGATCTAACATTGAGAAGTTTATGAATCTCTATAACCTACTCAAGACTAATGATGGTAGAGAGAAGTTTGAAGCTATGCACATTCTTAAGTACGCTTTAGAGTCTAAAGTAGTTTATGAGCGTCAAGGCTCTTACTATTTCGTCCGCCCATCAGGACAGGTGACTATTGGTGAGACTTATGACGAATCTATTGAGTACATCCTCTCACCTAAACGAGGTCCTGAAGTAGAAGAGATGCAAGCCTTATCCAATAAATAATGTCAATACAAGAGTTTCATTACGCATTTAAGCTCTCAATGGACAGGATTGACACCTTATCAAATATTGATTTCAACCCCTACGAGATAGACTTTTTCTTAAATGAGGCTCAGACAGTATTTGTTAATCAACGGTTTTCAGCCCTTTCTAATCTGAAGTACAAGGGAGTTGAAGCTACACAAAAGAGAATAGACGATCTTCACACACTACTTATTAAGTATCCTATACAGCCGGGTATAACCCCTGTAAAAGATTCTGGAGTGTACGAAGTCAACTTAACTAACCTGGAGTATCCATACTTCCACATGATGTCTGCTTACGCGGACGTCCTCACATCACCTAACTGTGAAAGCCAGATTGTGTTGAAATTCGTTCAACATGACGATTACAGAGAACTTCTTAAGGACCCTTTTAATAAGCCTGGACAGGAGTTTCTTCCGTACAATTTCGGCCTGTCTTCAGATAGAACCAGTCCTTCCATATTTATATACCCAGGTACGTACACTATTAAGAAAGTATATATCGAGTATTTAAAGACCCCTAACAGAATGTCGTTAGGTAATTACACATATCAAGACGGTACAACTTACCCACCAACTACGTCGGACCTACCGACAAACGTTCATCTTGAGTTAGTAGATATAGCGGTGCAGCTAGCCTCATTGGCAGCTCAGTCACCAGAGTACATACAGCTCAAGAACCAAAAAATAACTATTCATGAGTAATATCAGAACCACGGCGCGCCGTGTTGAAAATTTCCTTGTTGCTAAACAAGGTCAAACAGCTATCCCGACTTCGGGTAACCTGTACACTCCAGGCACTTTGGCTGATGGTCAATTGGCTGTTGTGTGTGCTTCCTCTTTCGGAAGTGTAGGTTTGAATGTCTATACAGACGCTACTCCTACAATCACTGAAGCTCCAGTTATCCAAATTGCACAAGGTAACTCTACTTCTACTACATCACAAACTGCAACTGCTACCTACCCACTTTGGGTTCGTCCTTACGAAGTTTCCAAGCCTATCGACGGTCGTCGGGAAGTACGCGTAACTAAGCAGTCTTACCGCGCACCTTCTTTCTCTACTTGGTACTTGACTGAACCTAACGTTCTGTCTAATACTGCGTACATGATGGAGATTGCGTTCAAAGGTCGCCGCCAAGAAGAGATGTACTCTCTTCAAGAGCAGTCCTCTCTTAACGTAGGTTTCACCACTCCGGATTTCTCATCCACTGGTTTGAACCTTAACACTAACCAAGCTCAAGGCTGGATTCTGAACAACGTTGCTTACAACGTTAACCGTAACTCCAAAGCCCTGACTCCAGGTGCTCGCTTTGCTCAACAGGCTCCAGTTGTTGCTTTCTCTATTCTGAAAGCAGGTGGTTCCGGTGTAGAAATTGGCGGTGTTTCCCCAATCGCTGCTGCATCGTCTGTACCAGTAATCACTACTCCACAAGGTACTAAGAACTTCGTGTTCACTGCTGACCAAGCTACAGCTATTAAAAATGCTGCTCTCGCTATCGCAGGTGGTGCTATCGCTGACCTTACTTGGACTATCGAACCTGCTACCTATACTGCTTCCCTCACTGCCACTAACGATGCTATCCTCTTTATGGCTCTCGATGAAACTCAAGTATATGTAGACTACGTTCCACAGGTGAAAGTACGCCTTGGCGTAGGTCTTCGCACAGGTTTCGATATCACACAAACCACTCTTACCCAAACAGGTTATGCTGACGAAGGTCAAGGACAAGGTCGTGTGCTCGATCTAATGTACAAAGCTACTGAAGGTCAACGCAAGTACGCTAACCGTCATACTGAAGATCCGGTCATCACTTTCCCTTCTCCAGTTGATACTGCGCTTGTTTACACTACGTATACAATTCATCACAGCAACGTAACAGAAACTGATATGTTTAATCAGTTGGTTCGTCCAGCTAAAGAGATCGTGCTTATCCCACAATACTCTACTGGAACAACTACCAATCCATATTTGGCCACCTTCGAAGGTGTACTGAACAACTGGTTGGCTTCAGCTGTTTCTAATGCTTCTATTGTAACACCTGAATAACTCTAAGGGGATCTTCGAAAGAGGGTCCCCTTTTTTTATACCCTAAAACAAACTAAACAAATGTCACTCTCGTTAGACAGAATAAGAAGGGTTAACATTCCCTTAAACGTATCCAACAATCCTAACAACCTATCTCAGGCTCAGGCAGGGATACAAATGTATAATGACTCCGTAAACCTTTACGAAGCCATTCTGTTAGCGACTGCTGCTATAACATCTACTACTGATTTAGTTCCTACCTTTGATGCTACTACTGTAACCATCACACCTTCCACCGGAGATCCTGCCATTATTACGGCTGCTACAACCGTACAGGCTGGTGTTATGACTGCCACTAATGTTACAAACCTTAACGGTTTGCTAGCATTAGATGGTGTAGCTTCAGGAGCAACTAACTTAGGCACGTTTTCAGGCAATATTATTAGTAATAATACTACTATTAAGAATGCCTTACAGGAACTAGAGATTGCTATAGAGACGGCAGGTTCTCCTACTACAGGAGACATACTTTCTACAACCCTTACTATTACAGGAGGAACTAACAAAGTATTCACTTCAGACGTAACTATTAACTTAGATCCTTCCACCATAGATCTTGGTGATCTAGATGGTACTATTACTCTTGCCCAGTTCCCTGACGGTACGACCCTAGGAGACACCTTTATATGGGATGGTACAGACTGGACTATTGATCAGCCTGCCGTATCAGCTCACAATTCACTCTCTGGTATACAAGGAGGATTAGTAGGAGAGCGTTATCACGTAGCCTTATCACTTTATAACAAACTCACTGCTTCTCCTACCAATAGACTTATAGGCAGATCTACTGCTGGCACAGGCGAAGTGGAAGCTATTACTCCTTATAGAAGTATCGAACTTGCTGCGGGCAACCTAGGATTAGTAAATGATGTAGCTTCTCCAGGTAACTCGTACTACTACGGAACTAATGGTTCTGGTACTAAAGGATACCACGTATTATCTAATGGATCAGTTACCACCATAACAGGTGTGGATAACGATGATCTAGAATGGAATATAACTAATCCTACCACAACTCCAGCACTAGAAGTAATACTGCTACCCACTACAGTAACAGCAGGTTCATACGGATCTGCGTCTACTTCCTTGGTACTTACCTCGGATGCTAATGGTAGGTTGACAGCCGTCAATACTACTCCTATACAGATAACTACGTCACAGATAACATCGTTTACTACCGATGTTCAAGATACGATTGCTACTTCTTTGGTGGCTGGAACAGGGATTACTATAGATGATACGGATTCTTCAGCTATTGTTATAGCGTCTACAGCCACAGCTTATACTAATGAGGAGGCTCAAGATGCTGTAGGTACGATACTAGTAGATTCCTCTAATATAGACTTTACTTACTCAGATGCTACTCCTTCTATTACTGCAGATTTGATAGTAACTGGTGTAACTGCTGGATCTTACGGGTCTGCCCTAGGCGCTTCCTACGCTACATTTACAGTTGACAATAAGGGAAGACTATCCACAGCATCAACTATTCCAATCGGAATTCCAGCGACAGCTGTAACTGACTTCTCAGAAGCAGTAGATGATAGAGTTTCTAACCTACTCGTAGCGGGTGCTAACATTACGCTTAACTATAATGATGTAGCCAATACTCTTACTATTGCATCTACCACTTCGTCTTCTTCGTACACAACCATAGAAGCTATGGGCGTGGCTATGCCTCAACAACCGTTCCTCAACTTCAATACTAATGGATTTCAAGTAGCTAATGACGGTGCTAATACTCGTACTAATGTAGGTTTAACATCTAATCTCGCACAGATAGGTACTATTGCTACAGCTGGATTCTTTACAAGAGACTCAGGCGGTACCATTAACATGAGAGATATTGCTGTTTCTGGTAATGGTATTACCATTGCCAACGGTAATGGGGGTATAGCTAATCCTACTATTTCCCTAGATTTAATAGGTGCTTTTGAAGACTTAGTTGCTCCAGCAGCTGATAGATTATATTTCTACGACTTTTCAGCTTCCGCTTCAGCACTACTTACACTAGGAACTGGCTTATCCATTACTGGTACTACACTCAATGCCGCTTTCACCGGAGCCTTGGATGATCTATCAGATGTAATAATTACTGCTCCATCCAATGGGCAGTATATAAGATTCAATGGTACTAACTGGGTTAATATCACTCCTACCTTTATTACGTTAGTGGACACACCTGATCCAGGCGATATGATCTACTATTATGGAGGACAGTGGTACGTAATCACGCCTTTAACAGAAGTCTTTATCTCACTTACAGGTAACATGGTAACAGTAGCAAACGTTATATCTCCCAACACAGAACCTAAAGTATATTTTAATGGGTTACGTCAGGAAGAAGGTTCCGACTATTCGGTCAACATGTTGACTGGAGAATTCACATTTGTTGTTACATTCGCTCCATCAGATAAAGTACTTATAGATTACTTCACCGCAACTTAATATGGCAGCAACTAGAGCAAGGATTGATAAACAAAATATCAAATCCACCACACCTCGTTCGCTGGTATATACGGACTTGACGAATGAACAAATTTATTTCGCTCCTCCCACAGGAGCGGACTACGTATTACAATGG